AATCATATTTAGTAATCAAATTAATTGGGTTAATAGAAATGATTTGCGTGTCATTATCAGGTAAATCACCTAACTCTTTTAATTGCATAAAAGTGGCGAGATCAATGGTTTGTTCACCAAATCTGACATTGACATCGGTAGGTAAAAACCTCGGCACGATTTTTACCACTTGATTGGATGATTCATGTAGTGTGATGACATACGGTTCTTTATAGCCGTCATCGTCTAAATCAAACCATGCATGTTGCTCTAAAAAACGATCTCGATTTTCTTCAGGTTGGCCCTCTAAATTACTGTCATCAATAACCAATTTTATTTTTGCCCACTGGCCAGAACGTTGTTTTTCAACGACTTCATTTTCTGTAAATTGGAGAATTTGAGTAAAAGAAACAGCGTCTTCAATGGTAGTATTTGACTGGTTAACAACAAAATTCGGATAGAAAATAACGTCGCTAACATTTCGTCCCAACTGCGCATCAAAGAACGTTTTCTTAAACATGCAACCAGTCGATGGTAATGTATAAAGTAATTTATCATGCTCAACACGCCATTCACTCATCTGAACATTTAATTGAAAGTTCATAAAAGTGGATACTCGGTTAGCTTGCGCGTCCTTGCGCAGATCGGGATCATTGCCGATCACCATTCCCTTGACAACCTGGGGTTTTCTTAACAACTCTTGGCTGGCAGTATCACCAAAGTTAAGAATCGCATTGAGTATCAGAGGCGATTTAAAATTCGCTGCATTGTCCCACGGTTCTGCACGTGCGGCGAAATCTTGCTTCATCAAGTCTTGGCCTTCTTCGACCAGACCGATCCATTCTTCCATTGAATCGAGATCTTGTTCAAAGTTTTCTTTGATTTTCATCGCAATGGATGTAAGTTTTTCTTCACCCAAAATTGAAACAACATTTTGACTATTGAGTATTTCAATTAATCGATCAACTGCACTAACTTCATCAACTACAGTTAATTTAACATTAACGCTGTCTTTATTGACGTCAATATCTAAATCGGCAAAATCTACCACGGTAATTCCTCGTCCGGTTGAGGCAACACAATATTGTGAAATTCCCTTGCGTGTTCTTCGACTTCAGATAAATAATCCGTAAATTCACGCGGTGTTAAGTCGCGTGTTGATTTAGTGACTCTTATCTGTTCGCCCGCATAGCTTTCTGTGATAGATGGTAAAAATTTATCTTTATAATATGCGTGCAAAACATCTTTACTATTACCGGATTCTTTCCTAAGAATGCCAAGCCAGCGCCAATATAAAGAGTTTTGTTTTTTTGTTCTTAATTTTTGATAATCTCTGACAACGATTTCAAGCGGATCGTCTTGATCCGGTTCTAAATGCGTTAAATAATCTATTGCATTTAAAAGGGCGTTATCATCCTTGATAACAAACTTTAGCACTAATAGCCTCCGGCTCCCTGTCCATATTGACCTGTGCGATAGTCGTATTCATCACTTTCTTGGTAATAATCGACATTCTCAGCAAAAGTCATCGCTAATGCGTCGCCTATATCTGGCGACTTTACCCCGCGACGTTTCATATCTTCTTTTTTTTCTAAAACTCGTTGGCCCGACGAGTTGAACGAATATTGCGGGCTAGATAAGTCTACAATGAGAGAATCGTGTTTGGGAAGCGCTACCGGCGTATCCTCAAGCCATTCGCGCATCAAACACCAGATTTCACAGCGTTTATTTGCGTAATTAATGGGGTCATCGGCGGTTTCAGATGAGCAAACCGGAATAATTCTTTCACCCCAAGTCTCAGCAAGCGCGTCATAAATACCAGCACCAATGCCAATCGTATCGACAAAAACGGCATCAAACCAATACTGGCGCATCCAATAACTGATTTGGCCAACTATCTCCATAGTGTCGCGTTCTGTGGCTGTATCAATCCAGTGAACGACGCGGCCTTGGCGCATTACGTAAGCCGTTCGATCATCACCGAAACGAGCCGGATCAACGCCTAAAACCTTAGGCCCGTAGACTTCAAAGGCTACTTTTTCATGCATCGCCTTTGTAACTAACTTACCGTCAATCAGGTTATTTGAAATTGATGCGGTGTAATCGATTTCAACTTCTTGCGCTAAAATAACCGGATCAAGTAATTGTTTTTGCTCTTCATACCAATCACGATCTTTTCTTGGATCATCACGCCAGTGAAATGTAAAAACCGGAATTTTTCCACCATGTCGTTTTCGATAAAAAGGATTGCCTGTACCATTTGGTGTAGAAACGTCAATTTTGACATCACTATTCATTGATAAAGATGCTTCTATTCGGTCCGGTCTTTCATAAAACGCACTCTCATCCTTGAAATAAATTGATGATCGACCACCACGACCGATTTGATCACCGCTTTCGCCTTTAATAATGGTGCCATTAACCGGATTGATAATTTTTAAATGTGTGGCGTGTTTTCTTTCATCAAAGCCAGGTGGAATAAATTCAAAAGGTAAATTTCGTAAAATAATACGCATCTTTTCAAAGATGCAATCGGGATCACCAATCTTATCGACAAGATCTTCTTTACGTGATCCAAAAGCAATCGTTTGACCTTCTTCAAAGAGCCAAACACAAATAGCAAACGCGCAACACAACCACGTTAAGCCCATATCGCGGGACTTTTCGACAAGTCCGTCTTCTTTATCTTTCCATCGTTTATAAAGCCAATCGATATATTCGCGCTGCCGTGGAAACAGCATGAAAGGAAGTTCGGACGGTTTTTTTCGCGGGTCGTATGTGATAAGCCAGTCACAAATAAAATCAGCGTAATTGCCATTTTTATAGTGCAACATCATAGCGTGCATTTCGTCAGGATGACGACGCAGCCGGTCAAGCGCAACCATGCGCTGTTTTAAAGTTTGTTCGCGATCCATCGCTTATATTTTCAATCCATTGAAAATAAAAAACGGGGGAATAACCCCCCGTAAGACTTGCTTTTTTGCCCAAGTGGGAGTTGGACAAATTAAAATATAGCAGACGTTTTTACAATTGTGACAAAAATCTTAGATTTATCTGATAAATTAAATAAATATTAGGTTTTAGTGATAAGTTTTCTTAATTTTTTTGGCCACTCGCATATTTTTCATAACAAAATTAAACTTTTTATTATTTGCGGTGTCACGATAGCGGTTATCGCGTTTTACCGCTTCTGGGTCGTAATGTTCCATGTTGTCATCCCTTGATTTCATTGCATTACAACCATGATCCGTATAGTTGGTTACTTTTTGAGCATATGCTTTTTATTAAAAAAGTCAAATTTTATGCAAAAAAAACCCCTTAAAAAGGGGCTGACTAAAACAACAACGACTTAATTTTTATTAAACTTATGCTTTAATTAATTCCAATTGTTCCTCATTTTCGTTCTTTTGCCAATCTAATTTTTTCAGCATATCACCACAATATTTGAGTACATAATGACGAAAATCCCCTTCCGGTTTTCCACGTTGTGAAATAGGATATAAATCTTTCTCCCACTTTTCATAAATGGCTAATAAAGTCGGCACACAATCGACAACGGCGCGGCGCGAGCCACGAGTAAAAACTTTTTCAGTTCGAAATTCTCTTATGCGTTGCGTGCAATCAAAAACGGCATCCATTTTTTTAACTGTCTTTCTTCCCGCATCAGTAGTATAGGCTTCCCAAAATCCAAGCGCGGCATTTCCATCTTTATGTACCGTCATCAATAATGCACAAAATACCGGTGCTGGAAAATCTGCATGTCTAAAATCGCATGTATCAATCCAACGCAATTCTTTTATAAATGGTTCAATTGTTTTCTTAATATCAACTCGCCACATGCCACGATGCTTTTGTGTATAAATACTTTTTAATGCAGTACTCACACCGCCAGTTGTCCAAAGTTGAGAAGTTTTCGGAATTTTAAAGTAACGAAAAGCACCGGCTAATTTGTCGCTGGCAGTTTCAACAGCTAATGGATTATCAAAATGTTCGTATAAATCAACAACGTCTTTAATATCTGCGCAGTAATATAAATCACATTTTAATTTTGCTTTTGGCCGCTCTAACTTTTTAATTTCCCATAAATGCGAGCGCGTATGACCGTCAAGCTTGTAGCGTTTACCATTTGGCAATTCGGCTGCGGCTACCCTTAAATGCGTTTCCGTTAATTCTTTTAAATGATATTTAAGTGCTTTTAATGCTCGCTTTTCAGTATTTCTTTGTTGAGGGTTATCGTCAATTTTTATCCATTCTTCAACCGTTAACTTTATTTCTTTTGTTTTCATTTTATCCTCTTTTTTTTGATTCAAGGTGATTGATGGCATACAAAGCAACAAAAATAGCAGCCATTAAATTTTTTATTCGGATAACCTTTTTTCAGTGATTTCAGCGCTTGATAACAATCATGAAAAAGACCTATTTCTGTTTTTAATTCTTCAATTTCAGGCACAAAAGGACAATCTGATCGATGCAATTCATGGAAACCAGGATGCTTATAACTTGAATAGGTATCTCTTGGATTAGCTCGATTATTTATGATAAATTTTTTCAATGTTTATTCTCTTCGATAACGGATATCGTTCTTATTAAACAATCTTTTATTTTATCTTTATAAGTTTCTTTAAATAAATTAATAGCTCCCCTTCTCGAATCATATAAAGTTTGATCTGAAATAAATGAAAAACATAAATCGCTAAAGCCTGAGTTTTTCGGTGTTAAAGGTTCAAAGTCAAGACGCGTAATCCTTGTGTGATAAGTAATCATATTCACTCCCACTATGAATGATTAATTTTTGTTCATAAAATCCTTTACATCTATATAACAATCGTCACAAACACTGACTACTTGAGTATCAAGAGATTCTTCATTATATAATTCCTGGTACTCTTGTAGTTTTTCTTCTTCTGTTGTATCAGTTTTATAAATTCCTCTACAAAGTTGACATTTAAATTCTCGTATATCCGACATCCTTTATCCTTGTCGTTAATTATCTTTATTATTCCTTTTTGCGTTAAGTATCATGCAATGGGGACAAGTTTTAATAATTGACAACAATTCAGTTTTAATCGTGTATTCGTTTCCACATTGACATTTTTTTTTGATATGACCGCTTTCTCTCATGGCTTTTTTTTCAAAGTAATAATTAAGAAGCGGAATAAAAATAAGTTGTGTAATGATAATGCCGCCAATCACAGCGGCAACTAAAGGAGCAATAACAGTATAAATAATTTCAAAAATTGACATATTATGTCACTATCCTAATTTTTCAAAATACTCAATTCCAGCTTTGAGTAAAGTAATCGTATCATTTTTATCAGCATTTGTGATTGCAATCAAATCCATTTCCTTTTCAAATGAAGCAACACAAATACAAAATCCCAATTCTTCGTTATAAATGTCTTTTAACATTGTATCGATCATTAGCGATAATGCCTTTAACCGTTTTTCTT